TTAGAACATTTGAATTACAAAATTTAAATAACACTCAACAGGCAACTATGCAGAATGCTGTGCAACTGGCAACTATGGACATGGCTAATCTATCTAATGCTCAACAAAAAGCAGTATTAAATGCTCAAGCATTTTTACAAATGGATATGGCTAACTTAACTAATGCACAGCAGACTGAAGTATTAAATACTCAAAACAGACAACAAGCTATGTTATCTGACCAAGCTTCTCAAAATGCTGCATCACAGTTTAATGCTACAAGTGATAATCAAACACAACAGTTTGTAGAAAGTTTAGCTACAACTATCAATACACAGAATGCTGCTAGAAATGATGCTATGACACAATACAATATTAGTGAAGCAAATAGAATAGAAGCATTAAATCAAGGTAATGATTTAGAGGCACAAAGATTACAAGAAACTTTAAATACACAAATCAATCAGTTTAATGAACAACTTGATTACAATAGAAACCAATTTAATACACAAAATAGTTTAGCTATTGAACAATCAAATGTACAATGGAGAAGACAACTAAATACTGCTAATACAGCAGGAGAGAATGCTGTTAACCAAGCTAATGCTATGAATGCATTTAATTTAAGTAATCAAGCTTTATCATTTATCTGGCAAGAGATGAGAGATGCTGCTAAGTGGGAATACGAATCAGCACAGAATGCACAAGAAAGACAAACTAATTTAGCTATTGCAGCACTAGGTAATGAAGCTGCAGCAGACCAAGGTAGAGCAGATATATTAAAAACATTAGGTGGCTTTGCAATAGATATTTGGAAAAAAATTGATTAATATTGACAAAAGTTAATAATACTGATATAATAGACGTAGTACGATTATATAGGAATTTTCCTAAATATAATTATCTATCCGATAAGGATATAGCTAAAGCAATTATTCCTTCTTTAGCATTAAACCAATATAATATATTTAGGTATGAAAATACTGATGTTGCTTATGCATTTACTAACTGGGCATTTTTAAATTCTGAAGTTGAAAAGAAATTTAAAAATACAGGAATATTAGAAATGTTAGATTGGAATAGTGGAAATATCTGTTGGCATATTGAAACAGTTAATACTGATAACAATAAATTAAAACAAATATATAAGTGGACAGCAGAAAGATTAAGTAAAGATATAGGTGAAAATAAAACTGTATATTGGTTAAGAACAACTAAATCTGGAAAAGGAATACAAAGATTTAATAAAATGAAAATATCAACAGGATTAAGAAAATTTAAATAAGGATAAATAACTATGGGAAGTGTAGCACGAGTATTTAAAAAAGCAACAAAAGCAGTAACTAAACCTGTAAGTAAAGCTTTTAAAGGTGTAGCTAAAGGTATAATGAAAGTTGGTAAAGCAACTATGAGAGGTATTGCTAAGATAAATAAAAAATTAGGACCATTAGGTTCTATTGCTTTAGCAATTGCAATGCCATATGCTTTAGGAGGATTAAGTTCAGGAACGACAGCACTCATGAATAGTCAGAATGCTTTTCTTAAAAGTATTGGAACTATAGGTAATCAAATTAGAACTGGCTATCAAGCTTTTAATACTGGTATTTCAAAAACATTTAGTACAATTACTAAATCTATTTCAAAAGGTTTTCAAAGATTTGCACCTAAGAATGTTACTAATATGTTTTCAAGAATTTCTCAAGGTGCTAAAAATTTATTTAACTCAGCTAAAAATACTGTTAAAAAATATACTCCTAAATTTAGAACTGCAAAAGCAGGAACAGTAGAAGTATATGGAGCAACAGACCCTGGTGTTTCTGTTATCAGTAGTACTGATGCTGCTAGTGCAATTCAAAGAGGAACATTAGATGCAAGTCAATTAGGTAAACAAACATTAACACAACCTGGTGGATTTTTTACTAAAACTAATGCTGTTGGTGTACAATCAGATGCAATAGTACAAGAAACAATTAACAATGCATATAAAACTAGACTAGATGGTTTTGGTAAAAATGCAACTACAATGTTTAATGATATTAAAAATAAATCTCTTGAACTAGGTACATATGTTAATGATGAACAAATTGGTTCTTATGTTGAAAGTAATTTAGCAACAGCACAAGTTAGTGTTCCTGAAATGACATATGCAGGTGATATGGATTACTATGGTCAAGCAACTGGTAAATATAATATTAAAACTGAAGTAAAAGATTTAGGAGCTACTGGTGATTATTTAGATAATGGTCAAGGTGGTTTTAGATTTACTGGAGAAAAAACATTTAGTAATGAACCAGTTAAAACTGCATCAAGTAATATAATGAAAGCAGTTAAGAAAACTGCATTTGATTTTGGTAAAGGTTTATTAAAACCTAGTGATGAAAAAATTCCTACTTATGCAATTGCTGCTAATCAAGATATGACTATGCAAACTAGTACTGGTGGTTACGGTGGTACAGATATAACTGGTGCAGGTGGTGGAGATTTATTTGCTAGAGTATATGGACAAGATGCTGCTAATAAATTAAAAACATATTATAAAAATATGAATATCATATCTAATTATGATTATGCATAATGCCATTTAAATCTGATAAGCAAAGAAAATATTTATTTAAAAATAACCCTAAAGTTGCTAAACAGTTAGCAAAAAAACATAAAGGTAAAAAACATGGCAGTAAATAAATCAGGTAATTATACTAAGCCTACATTAAGAAAAAAATTATTTAATCAAATTAAATCCTCAGCTACACATGGTACTAAAGCTGGACAATGGAGTGCAAGAAAAGCACAGTTGTTAGCTAAGAAGTATAAAACTGCTGGAGGAGGATATAAATAATGGCTCTTTCAAAAGCACAACAAAGTTTAAAGAAGTGGGGTGAACAAAGATGGAGAACAAAATCAGGTAAACCTTCTTCTAAAACTGGTGAAAGATATTTACCAGAAAAAGCAATCAAAGCTTTAACAGCTTCTGAATATGCAAGAACATCTGCAGCTAAAAGAAAAGGTAAAGCAGCAGGTAAACAATTTGTAAAACAACCAAAAGGTATAGCAAACAAAGTAAGAAAGTATAGAACATAATGGCTGAAAAGATACAACAAAATCAATTTGATGAAGTAGGTGTTAATCCTTTTAATGCTCCTGTTCCTGGAGAATCATTAACTGCATCTCCAGATACTCCTAAATCATGGGAACAACCTCCTAGATATACAGACCAAGATGAAGCTATGAAAGCTGTATATATGGAATTAACAAGAGAAGGTACATTAAAAGAATTAATTAATCTTATTAATCAAGGTATTCCATTAGATGAAATAGCACAAGTTGTTTTATATAAAGGATATGCTGAAGGACAATTCACACCTGACATGATGTTAATGTTAGCAGAGCCTACTATTTATTTATTAATTGCAATTGCTGATTATGCTGATATAGAAGATTATGTTTTATATAATGAAGAAGATGAAGATGAAATAAATATACCTGAAGATGGAAGTCAACCTGTAAATATGGATGAAGAAGAAACAGAAAAACCTAAGATTGAACCAAGAGAAGAAACAGTTGGTAAAGGTTTACTTGCAAGAATTAAACAAGAATTACCTGGTAAAGTAGAAGAAGCTAAAGGTAATAAAGAAGAAGAGGAAGAAAAATAATGGGAATTAGTTTAAGAGATTTTGGAAATTTTGCTGTCGGTGCTATTGAAAGAGACAAAGAAATAACTAAAGAAGATTTAGCTATTAGAGCAGATGAGTTAGCTTCTAACAAAGCATTTTTAGTTGAGCAAAAGAAAAAGAAATATGATAAAGAATTAGAACAGTATTATAAAGAAAAAGAAAAATTTGATACTATTAATAAAGCTAATGAAATGTATAATTTAGGTTCGGTTGATGCTAGAACATATGCAGCTACTATTCTTCCTATTACAAATCCTAACTGGAAAGATTTAGATGAAAAAACTAAACAACTTAATATTAGTAATTTTGATGGTAAAACTATTGATTATAAATTAATTGGTAGTGAAGAAGAAATTAATAAACAAGCATCAGCTATTAATCAAAAAATAAATAGTGAAACAGCTAAAGCTATTAAAGAAGCTAAAGGAGATAGTTTTTTAATTGGTAAAATATTAGGTGCTAAGAAAAAAGCAGAAGTAGATTTATTAAAAGAAATTGAAGATAAAGTTAAAGCTGCCGAAGCTATTACACTATCTGAAAAAAATGTAAATAAAGATTATGTTGGTCTTCCTGTTAAAGTATCTAATAGTTCTTTTGATTGGAGTAATGACCCTAACTCTGATAAATATCAAAGTGAATGGTTAAAGCAAAGAGGTAAAATAACTTTTGATTTTTCTTCTGGTGATACAGCATTAAGATTTTTAAATTCTACAGCACAAGCTGGAGGTGCTGATGGTTTAACATTTAAATTTAATAAAGACGATAGTGAAATTGAAGGAATGAATGGACCATCTATTGCTCATGTTGAAGCTATCAGACATATGTTTAATGAAATTAAAAATAATGATGATAATATGATTGAACATTATAATACTGTAACAAAATTATATGGTAATATTGGTAAAACATGGAATGAAGAAACTATATTTAAAAAAATGGAATCAGAAATTCCTTTTAGAGTAAGTAATATTAAAGAAGGAATAAATAATCCATTTGAAAAAAATATAAGATTAACAACAGTAGTACCATTATCAATTATTCCTATGGGTGCTGTTGATGCAGAAACAGGGAAAGCTATTAGTAAAGAACAAATGCAAGGTGTTGCTCAAAAAATGAATGAATTTATTGTTGAACATGCAAAAGAATTAAAAGCTAATCCTGCATATAAAGATAGAACATTAGAACAAGTAGCAACAATGGTATATGAAGGTATTTATAGAAATGATGGTTTGTATAGTGAAAGATTTAAAAACTATGCTTTTGGTAAACCAATAGAAGAAAAACCCTCACCTTCTAATGATACAGAAAGTAAAGATACAAATATACCAGAGACTAAAAAAGAAATAGTTTTAAAAGATGGTATTGTTTCTTCAGATGGTAAAACAAAATTAACTTGGAAACAAATTGAAGATTCAAATCAAGTTGGTCAATTAAATGAAGAGCAAAAAAAAGCTTATGATGCTTGGAAATTAAACAACAAGCCAATGGATGTAATAGAAATTGACTCTAATCCAATGGCATAGGAGTTTGGATGGCATTAGATTTTTCAATAGGACAACCTATTAATCAAAAAGAAAATATTATCAATTCTGATAATACAACTCAATCAATACAAATAGAAAAACCAAAAGAAACAGTAGAAAAAACTACTGAGTCTAATGGCTTAGATTTTTCTAAAGGTATGCAGATAAAAAGCGATTCAAGTAATTTAGATTTTTCTGCAGGTGAAGAAGTTAAAATATCTAATTTTGAAAAACTAGAATATGGTTGGGATAAAAGTACTAATGTAGTTGGTAATGTATTTAGAATTGCTAAAGCTAAAGCTCAAGATTGGATGGATGAAGATAAATCTTTTAAAGATTATATTCTTGAAAATGAGGCTAAAAGACAAGAAGCAATAAAAAAAGAACATTGGAAATTTACTAATAATAAAGAAGCTCAAGATAGTGGTTTAGTTTTAGTAGGTGAATTAGCATCTATGGTAGTAGACCCTTATTATATTGGTGGTTATTATTTAGGTGCTCCTTTATTAACTAATCCTTTTACATCTGCTGCTCTTAATGCTGCTTTAATTGGTGGTGATACTGCTATTGATAGTTTAGCTAAAACAGGTGAAATAGATTGGAAAGCTACAGGAACAAGTGCTATAGTTGGTGGTACTATAGGAGCTGTTATGCCTGTTGGTGGTAAGTTAATAAAAAAACTTTTACCTAAAGCTACTAAAGAACAAGTTAAACAAGTCACAGATTGGTTAGATAATAAAATAGCTAAGAAAAATAATTTAACTGTTCCTGAATTAAAAAAAATACAACAAGTAAGTAATGCTACAAGTGTTAAACAAGCTAATGAAGCTTTATCAAAATGGAATGCTAATTTCTTTCAACCTATTACAAAAGAAATATCTAAACAAAAAGCAAAAGAAACTAGATTATTTGGTGATATAAAATATTTAAAAGATTTAAAATCATTAGCTAAAAAACAATTAGAGCTAAGAAAAATAAATAAAGATAAATATAAAATATTAACTAAAGGTAATAGAAAACAAATATTAGATATTGTAAATGATATTAGAAGTACAAGAAAACAATCTGAACTTACTAGAAAAAATTTAATAAAAAACCAACAAACTAAACTTGAGAAATGGTCAGAGTTAGTTGCTAAAAGAGATAATAAAATATTAGAAGAATTAAGAAAAACAGAAACTAGAGTTGATTGGGCTGTTAGAAGTTTATTATCTGCTACTGTTAAACCTATGGTTGGTGCTGGAGCAGGTGCTGCATTCGGTACTTTATTTGGTGATGATAATGATGATATATTAAGATGGGCTGCTGCTGGTGCTGCTGCAGGACAATTTCAAAAAATGATTCAAAGAAGTGCTAGATTTGGTACTCAAGAAAAAGGTAAACTACTTGGATTAATAGATAGAGAAATGGTTGCTTTAACTATGCAAAAAGTTAGAAGTGCATTATCAGCAACAACATCAACTAAATTAGCTTCATATGGTGGACCAACTGAAAAGATTGGTAAATTACTATTAAGAGAAATTGATTCATCTGTTTCAGAAAAATCTGTTATAGCAGTTGCAGATGCAATGGAAAGAAATTTTCAAAGAAAAGCTTTTAATTTAGTAAAAGGATTTACACCTGATGAACAAGCACAAGCTTTATCAATTGTTAGAGGTAAAGAAATATCTGATGTTACACCTGATAGAATAAAACAATTAGCTGAAGGTATAAAATCATATCTAAATGAATTTAATCAATTATCTAAATCTGCAGGATTTTTCCCTAAAAAAGAAATAGATAATTATTTTCCTAGAGTATTAAATTATGAAAAGATTAAACAAGATGAAAAGAAATTTTTAAATGTAGTAACAAATATATTTGAAAGTTTAGGTGTTAAAGGTACATATACTAGTGGAAATAATATAGGAAGAAGTAGAGCTGTAGTTGCAGCAGAACAATATGCTAAAGGTCATAAGATAAGTGGTGATAGTGTATTTAATTTACATATGATAGATGATTTATTTAAAGGCACTAGAAAAAGTAAACAAGATGATATATTTGTTACAACACCTGTTAGTGACCATATAACAAAAGAAAGAATGTTAAATGGTCCATATAAAAAAGTAGAAGAAATATTAGAAAAAAATGGTTATTTAATAAATGATGTTGGTTATGTACTAAATAATCTTGTTAATAATTCTGTAAAATCAATTGCTTTTGCTAGACAGTTTGGAACTAATGGCGAATTATTAAAACCTTTCTTTGTTCAAATAAGAAATAAATATTTAAATTCTGGATTAAAACAAGATGCTGCAGAAAGAGCAGCTGAAAGAGAATCTAAACTTGTTATAGATACTGTTGATGCATACTTTGATAGATATGGTAAACAACAAAGAGGTGCTGCAGAATCAATAGCAAATGCATTATCAACAATGTCTAACTTACAAATGTTAGATAGAGTTACTCTTACATCATTAGGGGATTTAGTACAACCTTTTCAAAACTCATCACAGTTTAGGTCAGTTATAAAAGGATGGAAAGATACTGCTCTTAGAGCTAAAGATGAAAAAGGATTAGCTCAAGTAATGAATTATGATATTTCAAATGAAATAAGAAAATCATTGTTACGTTCTGCAGGTATGAAAGGAGATATTAATTCTGCTACTGCATGGATGGGAGAAAGACCAACATCTAAATTAAATAATTTATTTTTTAAAGGTATTGGATTAGAATGGTTAACTGGTTATGCAAGAAGATTTGCCTATAATACTGGAGCAGCCGATGCTTATTATTTATCTAAACAATTAGCTAAAGTTGCAGTAAAAGATACAAAGTTAGAAAGTAATAGTGCAAAAAAAATTATTAAGTTTTTAAATTATTATAATATAAATCCTAAAGCTGCATTAAACTTAGCTGAAAATAAATCATTTAATGATGCTATAAAAATTAAAAGTAATAAAACTTTATTAGATAGAGCAGGTATTATTACTGCTAATAGAGATGCTATTATTCCACAAATGGATAATAGATTATTATTTACACAAGATAGAAATCCTTTAATTAGAATATTTGGACAATTTTTATCTTGGGCACAAGCTAAATCTGCACAAACAAATAAAGTTTTAGCTAGAATTGAAAATGGTAATACTAAAACTTTAATAAAAACTTTATCTGTTATACCTATCTATAGTGGTATTCAATCATTAAGAGAATTAGTTAAACATGGACAAGTTGTAACTGACTTAGATGAAGACACAACAAGATGGTGGGCAGAAGGTGGTAGACTTTCTGGTATGTTTGGTTGGTTACCAGAATTAGTAGCTAATAGAACAATAGGACCAGGTTCAAGAGAACCATGGTTTACATTTGCACCATTCTTTCAATTTTTAACTTCTGGTTTTGAAGCATCAAGAGATGTTTTACTTGGAACATTACAGGGTAATCCAGAAAAATTTGATAAAGCATCAAAAACTATATCAGAAAAATTACTTCCTTTTCCTACTTTTAGAAAACTAATAGAAAGATTGTTTGAAGCACAACCTAAAAATATAGGTATCGGAGGAAAAAGTTTTAGTGGTGGTAAAACTATGTTTAATGTTGGAGGAATGGCTACTAAATTATTAACTAAAGCTATAACAAAAGTTAATCCTGGTAAGACAGCTATATCTACTACAACTGGTACTTATAAAAAAATGAATAAGATACTAGATGATAATAATGTTAAGACAGTACATGACTTTGGTTCTGGATTAGGAGTAGGTTCTAAAGAATTTGTAGATAAAAAAGTTACAAGTCATGAACCTTTTGTTGCTATAGAAAAAATTATACAATCAAAAGGTAAATTACCTGATTATAAATCAGCAGATGATGTTATATTAAAAGAAGGATTTAGTTCTAAACAAGGTGTTGTAAATGCTAATGTATTAAATGTAATATCAGACCCAGTTGAAAGAGCTAATGTTGTTAAACAAATAGGACAATTAGTTAGTGATGATGGTGTTGCTATTATAACAACAAGAGGTGAAAAGGAAATATTAAATCAAGCTAAGAAATCTAAGAATGCACAAGAATTTGCAGATGGTTTTATATTTGGTTCAGGTGATAATAAAACTTTTCAAAAAGGATTTAGTCAAAAAGAATTAGAAAAATATGTACAAGATATATTAGGTGATTTATTTAAAGTAGAAAAGATACCTAATAAATATGGTATTGGAACATCAGGTGTTATCATTAAAAAAGTTAGACCTACATTTAAAGATGGTGATGAAGTAATTGTACCACCTAAGAAACCATACAATAGTATAACAGCTTATGTTAAAAGAATAAGAAGCTATGTTAAAGCAGGTACGATTAAAAAAGATTATGCTGAAGATTTAATTAAACAGAAATTAAAAGAAGAAGGAAAAACTATGGCTGATATTGACACCAGTAAGTTTGTTAAAGGTGGTGAAGATATAGGCGAAAAAGTACCATATACCAAGGGTGACTAGTAGTTGACAGGAAACAAAATTTCTATTATAATATAGAAACAGTAATGCCCATTAGGGATTACTAAAATTAATCGCTTAACAAAAGGATATAATATGACTATATTAAACTTCGACCCATTTAAAAATTATTCTATCGGATTTGATAGAATGTTTAATAGTTTAAATGAGGTATCTAGAATAAACACTTCTAACTTTCCTCCATACAATATAAGAAAGATTGGTGGATGTGATACAGATTGGCAAATAGAAATAGCATTAGCTGGTTTCTCTAAATCTGATATTAACATTGAGGTGCAAGATAGTATACTTACCATTACAGCTAAGAAAGATGATAAGTTAAAAGATGATTTAGTTCATCAAGGTATTGCATCAAGAAATGTAGTTAGAAAATTTACTTTGTCTGAATACATCAAAGTAGATTCGGCTGATTTCAAAGATGGTGTTCTTACTATAAAAGTATATGAAGAATTACCTGAAGAGAAAAAAGCTAAAACAATAAAAATAAAATAACCTCCATAGCCTAGGGGGTGTAATGCTCCCTAGGTAATAACTATGACACCAAGAAGTAAAACAGATATGATTGTTATTCATTGTTCAGCAACACCTGCTGATATGGATATTGGAGTAGAAAAGATTAAGCATTGGCATGTAGTTGATAATGGATGGGATGACATAGGCTATCACTATGTAATTAAAAGAGATGGTACTTTAGAAACTGGAAGAGAAGAACATAGAACAGGCTCTCATGCTAGAGCAGTTAATGGTACATCAATAGGAATTTGTTTAATAGGAGGGTCTAACAAATCAGGTGACTGGGAAAATAATTTTTTACCAGAACAATTTGATACGTTAGAACAATTAATATCTACACTACAAGATAAGTATGATATTAAAAAAATTATAGGACACTACGAAGTAGATGATAAAAAGAAATGTCCTTCATTTAATGTAAAGGAGTGGTTAGACAACAATGGGATTTCCAATACTTAGTGCTTTTAACTTAGCTGTTAAAGCAGGTACACATATATTTAAACAAAGACAGCAAACTAAAATGCTAATGGCAGATGCTCAAATGAATCATGCTGCTAAGATGGCTAAAGGTGAGGCTGAATACGCAGGAAAATTATTAGAGGCTAGACAATCGGACTGGAAAGACGAATTTGTTTTATTAATTCTCTCAGCTCCCATTGTAATTTTAGCTTGGGCAGTTATATCGGATGACCCAACAGCTATGGACAAAGTAAAATTATTCTTTGAATACTTTTCACAATTGCCTAGTTGGTTTACGAATTTATGGATACTTGTTGTTGCATCAATCTATGGTATAAAAGGCACACAGATATTCAGAAATAAAAAATAAATGTTAAAACAAATACTATTGTTAATAAATCATTGGTCAAGTAAAGTTAATGTTTGGTCATGGCAAAAACTATGGGGAAATAGAAAGACAGGAATAGGATATAAAAATGGATTATCGTTTCACATCTATCTTAATTATCTTAATGATATTGTTAGCAGTATTTGGAGGACCAGTAAGATAATGATTGATAAAATAATGTATGCAGTATTAGGAGCAATAGATGATTTATTTTTAAAAATAGAAAATCTATTTACTAAGAAGAAAGGAAAAAAGAAATGAATTTTAAATGGGATTTAAAAAAACAATTAGATGAAAAAAGAAAAGCTGATTCTGCTAAGATTCAATTGAGAGAAAGAAGTAAGCAATCAATTGCTAGACCTAAAGCAGAAAAGAATATAACAAGTAAAGACCCTAGACTACAAGGAATATAATATGTCTGACTGTATTAAATGTAATCATAAGTGTCATTGTTCTATAGATATTAAATGTCCTAGATGTGCATGTAGTAAATGTACACACTTAGAAGAGTGGGAGGAAGCTTTAACTTTAACTGATGAATATATTCCTTGGTGGAAAAAATTTTTAAACTTATTTAAGATATGAAAATAAATGATAACACTAACATTGCTCTCCCTATTCGGAATCTCCTTGCCATTGTTGGAGCTGTTGCCATAGGTGTATGGGCATACTTTGGTGTTATTGAAAGAATAAATTTATTAGAAACAGCAGACAAATTACAACAACAAGATTTACTTGAGGCAAGTGCTCAAAAACCTATAGACCAAGAACAATTTATGTTGTTAGAACATATTGCTCAACAGGTTGAAAAGTTAGAAGAAACTCAAGAACAGAATATGACTAACAAAGTTAACATTGAAAGACTTCAAAAAGATATTGAAAAGATATTAATTGATGTTGAGAAACTAAAAGATTCAGTTCGTTCTAATATAGGTAAATTAAATGGGTATAACTAAATTAGTATTTGCATTATGTTTGTTTATAAAAGGTGAGCTTGTAGAGCATAGAATACAAGACAATCTATCTACTTGTTTAAAGATGAAAAGAGAAGCTACAAGAAATATGGATATGGCTAACAAACAGTTTATGTGTGGGGAAGTGGAAGCTGAATTAGAAACTAATATTGATGGTAGTCAAACCATTAAAAAAATTATAACATCTAAATAAATTGGATTTAAAAAGATTGACAATACTAGCTAATGATTTAAGAAGTAATCTTCTTAATCCGTATGCTAAAGAATTAAATAACCCTAAGTATAAACAAAAGGTTATTAAAAATAAAAAGAAGTATAATAGAAAGAAGGTTATTAAAGATGAGTCGTAGAACAGAATTGATATTTAAACTTAAAGATTTAATTAATGAGTGTAGACAAAAAGGAAATATGTCAACTGCAATCAAACTTAAAAAAGTTTTGGAAAGCATTTAACATGAAATTTCTTTTGGTATTTTCTATTTGTTCTGCTGTTACAGCTTATTGTAATAACCCAATGAAAATTGAAACACAATATAACTCTTGGGCTGAATGTGTTGGAGCAGGAGGATTGTTGATAAAAGATTTTTCTGTTAAAATGGAAGATAGTATTAACAAAGATAAATTATATATGAATTATTTTTGTAATGAAGTAGTTGCAAAAGGAACTCCAAGTTAATTAACTTAATTCTTTTAAAAGAATCTCATACAAATCAGTTATCTCATCAAACTTAGTTTCTGATTCTCTTAACATTGCAGTTACGATTCCTGAATTTTCTTTTTTAAAATGTAAATTAATTTTATCTTTAGGATATAAAGATTTCTCAACAATAAATTGTCCAGTATTATTTATAATTAATTTAAATGTAGCTAAATCAGCTTCAGTTTTTTTACGTCTCTTATTATTCTTTGGTAATTTTCTGCGAATCATTATCTATAGATACATTATTATTATTAATCTGTCCGTCATCATCTAACAAACTATCAATACTGTTAGTATAAATCTCATTTAACTTTTCATTATTCTTTTGAATCTTTTTTTTAAGATGGTCTTTCAAAGCTTCAATCTTAACAAACAAGATTTTATCTATAGTAGGGTTTATACCATACATAGGTAGGTCATTAAGAGAAGAGATAATTCTTCTAAATCCTCTTGCTCTTTTTTCTAGCTGACTTATTGTACTTTCATGAATCATAATCTCTCTCCAATATCATTTCAAGATAGTGAATTGCTTTCTCAATATCTTTTCTTTTTCCTTTTAATTTATGTCTACAAATATATTTAATTGCATTACCTTCAGCAAATAATAAACTATTCTCATTAATAAATTGAGCAGGTTGAATCTTCATACCTTTATAATGTGTACCATCTACCTGCTTATTTAAACTATCATATGCTAAACCATTAAATAAACTTTTATCTGTCATATTATAGTGGTCCTTTCTCAATCATCTTTTGTCTTCTTAAATCTCTTTCAGACGGTTGTAACATATCATTTAAATCATCATATGTCAACTGTTGGTTGTATTTTAATTTTTTAACTACCCACTTATATGACCAAGGCTGTAGTCTTAATGTTGTATCTTGCCAATAGTGAGTTTGATTAGGTAAGAATTGTAATACATTCTTATGATTAATCTTACTAGCTTCTTCCTTAGTTAACAAAGAAGATAACCACTCTACTAAAATATGTTTAGCCTTGTTTCTTATTTTGCTCATTGTTTTTGTGTTCATTCTTCTCCTCTTTTCTATGTGAAAAAACTTCATACCATGTATCACATTCATCACAGTTATACATACTAACTATATCGTGTTCTGAATCTGGATAAGTATCTTCAGTATCATAATCATTGTTCCATCTTACTTCAGCATTACAATAAAAACATTTCATTATTTTATTTCTTCAAAATTATTTTCTCTATCAAAATATTTATAGTCAACTTGTACTGTTTCAAACTCTTCTAAACATTCTAATATATCAGACTTCTTAAAATCTTTACATGAGTATACATCAAGTTGTATTATAGCAGGATTGTTTTCATCCCAAGTATGAATAACAACATGTGATGTTTCTATAATAGCAACACCAGTTATACCTGCATTACCTGTCTTAGTAACTTTAGTTGCATAAGGACCTGCAAGTATTTTCATATCTATTTTTTTAATTAAATTCTTTAACCAAAAAATAATATGTTCTTCAGATGTAGGTGGTTTATTTACTTCTGCTCTAATAAGTAAATGTTTATGCTTGACGTTTTCCATAGGTTTCTATTTGCTCCTTGTATTGATTAGTTATTTCTTCTACGTTAGGAAGTTTAACAATATGAGTAAGGAAAACATTTTTATTAGCATACTTAAATACTCTTAAACCTTTTCCATTATTACTATCAGAGTGACATTCCCATTTATGTATACAGAATTGACAGCCTGTTGCTAAAGTTTTGTTACCATTCTTTTCTTCTTTATCTTGATAACATTTATTAGGTGGTGTATCAGTTTCTAATGTTGTTTTTAAAGTAGATATTAAATCAGGTATATTTGGTTTAGCCATATCATCTGGTTTATAAAAACAAATATCTCCAGAAGATTTATCAACAACAAGAAAACCACCTTCCTTAGTACCCATAGCAGTTTCATATCCTGATAACTGGGCATGATAACCAAAGGGGTCGTCATTAACTATCTCACCTGATGCAAACTTTTTAAAACTAAATGGTGATGCTGACTTAACATCACATACTTCTCCATCTATCTTACTATCTATATGTCCAGTAATACCATCTATCTCAACTTTCTTTTGTTGGTCTTCAATCTTATGACCAGACAATTCTGCAAGATATAAAATAAGATGTTCAATAATATGTCCATATAAAAACTTTAATGTCATATCAGAGTTATCTTCTTTAGATTCTTTAGGACTATTCTTATCATACCAAAGTTGTCTAGGTGGTTTGCCTAACACAGACATTCTTAATTTACCTTCATACTTTTCTTTGACTGAAGGTTTGTTCCATGATAGTAAAGCTTCTTTAATACTATCTAAGAATCTATTTAAATTTTCTTCTGTAATAGGTGCAGGTTTACCATTTGATACATCTGTTATTAATTTTTTAATATCAGGTGCTAAAGTACTAATGTGTTTCTGACCAGTTGTTTCCGATTTTATATTCGCCATTTAATGGACACCTCACTTTCAATTTATTTCCTGCATCTATAATTGCTTGTACTGCAAGTTTACCAAACTCGTCTGCCTTAGATTCTTCAACTTCATATTGAAATTCATCATGTACATTTACAACTGGAAATGCTTTGATTTGTTTATTATTAACATATTCTTCTAGCAATGTCAACGCATACTTCATAACTATTGCACCTGCTCCCTGCAATAATGTATTCAATGCAGCATGTGGATGTCTAATAATTATTTTTCTTCCGTCAAGTCCTTTGACCCATCTACGTTGAGCCACTCTTTCCACTTTTTCTCGTAAGCTTCTAAGACTTGGTGTTGCTCTAAGAAATTTTTCTTTAACTCTTTCTCCATCTCTTTCCGTACCTCCAATGATACTTCCGATTTTTTTTGAACCTGCTCCATAGATAAATGCGTAGATAAAAGTCTTCGCCTTATCTCTTGATTCCAAACCAGCAGCATTTTGATTTGCTGTGTGTATATCTCCATTAACGACTTCATTTATATATTCCTCATCATTCATGTAGTGTGCTAACATCCTTAACTCAAGTCCAGATGCATCAACACCTACTAGTTTAAATTGTTTTCTTGGTATCCATAGTGCCCTACATTCTTTACCATAAGGAGAGTACACAGCAGGTATCTGAGCCATGTTGGGCGACTGGTGACTCATTCTACCTGTTACTGTACCATTAGTAATTACCTTCCCATGTACTCTCCCATCTTCTCTAATCGCTTCAATCCAAGAACTGACTTGAGCAATCCTTTTCTGTAGCAAGAGAAACTTGTTTATTAATGCAGCCTCTGGAATATTTTTAATATCAGATAAAACTTTTTCATCTACAATCACATGTCCTTTATCTGTTTTCTTTTTTGGTTTCCAACCTAGCTTCATTAATCGTTCACCTATTTGTTGTCGTGAACCTAAATTAAATTCTTTATATTTTACTTTTGTAAATGGTACACCTTTAACATAACCTCTAGCTTTATTATTTACTTTAGGTATAAATGTTTCTTCTATTTTTTCTGGTGGAAAAGACTTTCTAACTTCAGTAGTTAAGTCATTCATGTCTTCTTGAAACTTAGCTTGTAATCCATATGCACTAACAACATCAATAAGAAAACCATTCTCATGTTGCTTTTGAATTATCTTCGAAACATTATGTTCTAATTCAATTGACTCACCAAAATCTGTCATCTTTCTTACTAAAAATTTATAAAGCTTTTCTGTTAATGCAACATCATTACGACAATACTTTAACATATCATCACTAAGAAAATCAAATTGTTCAAACTCTATTTTATTTGTACCAAGTTTTGTTCCCCAATTCTTTAATGAATGTCCACCTTCTAAAATAGGATTAAGTAATCTAGATAAAACTAATGTGTCTGTAAGTTTACAATTTTTAAATATGTCTGCACCTAAAAACTTTTGAACTACTGGTACATCAAATCCAATAATATTATGTCCAATAAATTCTTTAGTTTGTTTTGCAAACTCTTCAAACCTATTTAAATTTTTACCATCTGTAAATTGATAGTAAGTATTTTCATGCTTACAAACTATACACCAGATTTTATCTGCTGTCATAGTAGTTTCAATATCAAAGATTACTTTATTAAAGGTCATCTACTTTAACCTCTTTTAATCTTCCAGTATCAATGTCATATCTTAAATCACAACAAGGACCTGTAAGTCCAGAGAATCTATTCTTTAACACTCTAACTCTTGTTGTATTTCTAATCTCTGGGTCATCGTTTTGTGCATCTCTTTCTAATCCAATTACCATATCACTTAATTGACCTATACTTGCTGAACCTCTAAGCTGTGATAAAGATGTTGCTGCACCTTCCTCATGTCCTTTACCGTCTGGTCTTCTTAAGTGTGATACTACTATCATTGATACTCCAGTCTCTTGAACTAGTGTTCTTAGTCTAGTCATAATCTCATCTAATGCTCTTCTCTCATCACCATGAGATTGGTCTGATACAATAATACTAACATGGTCTATGACTACATACTTACAATCTAAACCTTTAGCTAAGTACCTTACTCTTGAAACTATATTATCAATTGAGTTAGAACCAAAGTGGTCAAACATATATACTCTACCAGTACCTACTGTTGCATCAAAGTAAGTTTTTAATTCTTCTTTACTTACATGAACATCAGGTAAATGTAATCTTTGATTAGCCTCAATACTCATTAAACCTTTAGAAGTAATGACTGGTGTTTCCTCTAACATAAGTAAACCAATATTATCTTCAGTTGATTTTAACATATGATAAACTACTTCTCTCATTACCTGTGTCTTACCTAAACCTGAACCTGCTGTAAATGTAACTAACTCTGCAGGTCTAATACCATATGTTATTTTATTCATACCTTCAAATGGATATTGAACAAATGCTTTTGTTGTTGGTTTAGCAATGTCTTCAAATAAAACATTCGCATTTATAATACCGTCTGGTGCATATAATTTAGCATCCCAAAATGCTTTAGTATAAACTTGAATTTTATTTTTAGCTAAACAATCAGACGCATCTTTAAACTCTTCAGGTAAATTCATAATCTTACATTTACCTGGACTAAATAATTCAGCTACTTTTAATGCACCTTCTTGACCATGTTTATCATTATCAAAATTAATAATAACATTATCAAATTGTTCTAAGTAATCTAAACTATTCTTAACATCTTTAACTGCTGAAGTTATTCCATTCTTAATACTAACAACAGGTGTATCATATCTATCAGTCTTAAACATTTGATAAGCTGATAAACAATCTAACTCACCTTCAGTTATTATTATATATTTATTTTTTGAGAAAAGATGTTCACCAAACAATCCAGATGTTTTAGTATTACCTTGTATACTAAATTCTTTTAGCTTAGTGTATCTAGTTTTTGTGGCTATCTTTGCACCTTGCTTATCATGGTAAGGGTAATAGTGATGTGTTATACTACCAACAGAGTCCATCTTAACTGTGACTCCGTATTTCTTACAAGTATCTTCTTTGATATTTCTATCAATGATTTCTGCAAAGTTAGATTCTTTTAGAAAGTCTTTTACTTGGTACTCATTTACTCTTGATGTTGTTTCATGATTTGTTTCCATATTGTATTCCCTGATATATTGCTGACAAGAAAAACAATAAGCTGACCCATCTTTGTTTATTGATACTGCATCAGTACTTGCACAAAGTGGACATGGTAAATGATATTTAACAAATCCGTTTTTGTTTGTTTCTTCCATTGTCGCCCTTTAAAATTTTAGTTAATTGTGAGAGAGCCAGATGGAGGTATCCGACTCTCTCGTAGGAGTTAAGTATAATGACAACTATGAACATTATATCTTGTGGTTTTTTAGACTATTTAAAAATCACTATTGATTGATTCACCATCAGAAGATTTACCTTCTGATTTGAACTCATCATTAGGAGTGTACTCAACTAAGTCTAAAACTTGTACAGCTTGTAAGTCTAAACCTTTACCAGTCTTACCTTTGTAATTCCAGTCATAAGATTTATACATTACTTTTACTTTACTTCCGTTACCGACTATCTTATCTAACGGTTTCTTTTCTGAATCAACTAATTGTGGCTGTTGATTTTTATCACCGTTAACCTTAGATACTTTTCTTTTAAACTTAATGATGTTCTTAATAGTCTCATCATTAATTACAGTTTCACCAATTGAGAAACCTTGCTTTTGAAATTCAGATGCTGTTGCATCATCAACTGCTAAGTCTATTCTCCACATTGGTTCAAACTTTTCATTGGGTCTAGTTATAGATGCCCAATAAGCTGTTCCTTCTACTATTGCCATAATATATTTCCTTTTATGTTATTTAATTTATTTGACATGACAGAATCTATATCAAAATTTTTTATCAATGTCAACACTATCTGACACTTTTTTTTCACTTTGTTCACTTAATACTTTATCTATTTTCTTAGATAAATCTTGCTTTTTATTTAGTTTAGTTTCTAACTCATTAATTTTTTTACCCATAGATTGTATATCATCGTTAGCTTGTTCTAATTCAATTAAGATTTTTTTAATTCTTAAATCTTTATCTTTAATTGTTTTAAAGTTTTCTTCTTTCTCTTTAGTTAAATCAACTATCGTATCTTTATACTGTCTAATTAAATCTTTATCAGCCATAACTATATACTGTAACAATCCTCCTTAAATAATTCTTTGATTGGAATAACAACACATCTACTTGCTCGATAATCTCCAATGCATTTAGTGTGTGTCTTTTTATATTTCTTAACTATCTTTTTTAATCTTGATACTCTAAAAACTAAAATACAATGTTCTTTCTTATCTAGTTCTAGAATATGAAACCACCATTTAGCTTCAGTCTTATCAATACCAGATGGGTTTCCTCTATATTCATATTCAATTGCTATGTTGCCTGTCTTTCTCCACCAACTCCTTTCAGTTTTAATTTCAACTTGTTCTTTACCAAGAAGATTAGCTACTCTCTTCTCTCTAA